CAGTTGCTCGGCCACCAGCTGTTTCAGCCATTCGCTGTCGGCCCAGTCCGGCAGGTGGATCGTGCCGGCCGTATTTGCTGAACCACTGGCACGCGCCTCATCGGATGGCCGCTCCAGCCGCAGATAGCGATAGGTCTCGGCCTTGAACGTGGCGGTGGCCACGCTCCAGAGCCGGGCCCCGCGCTTGAGCTTGCGCCCGTTCACCGTCGCGTCGACGAAAGTCGGGCCCGAGACCGGCGTCGCCCGGTTGAACCCTTCGAGGCCCTTGACCGGGGCCACCTGTGCCGTGCCCTGCTGGCGCGCCCAGGCATGAACGGCGGCGGACTCGTAGCCGGTATCGATGGCGAGCTTGGCCAGCGTCATGACAGCGCCCTTCTCGTGCGTCCATGTCCGGCCCAGCAGCGCCGTCAGCGCCTCCCAGCAAGCCGGATCGTCGGGCCCACCCGGGATCACGATGTGATCGACAAGCCAGCTTTCCAGACCCCGGCCCCAGGCCCAGACATCGACCTCGATGCGGTCCTTCTGCACATCCGCGCCGGCGGTCAGGAACAGACCCTGTTCCGGGATCTGCGCTGGATAGGTCTCGCGCCGGTCGGCGAGCCGCTGCCAGTCCGGAGCCTCGCCGCTCTCAACCCATGTCTCCCCCAGCAGCGTGTTGCGCGCCGCGCGCAGCATCTCGTCGGAGCCCTGTGCGGCCAGCCAGTCGCGCGCGATCTGCGCCCAGCTTTTCCAGCCGATCGGCGAATAGAGCGCCGAGAGGTGAAAGCCGATGGCGGTCGGGTCGGTTGCCGTCGCTGTTGCCCGCCACTCGCCCCGTTCCAGCATCCGCGTCTTGTGATGCTCGGCGATGGGGCGCGCGCAGCCCTCGCAGGTATAGGCAGCTGTCTCCGGCTGGCCCTTCGCCCAGCGCAGGCGCTCGAACTGCAACCACTGCATCGCCCCGCAATGCGGGCACGGCACAAAGTAGCGCCGCTGATCAGACGCCTCGAACTCACGCTCGATGCGGCTCAGCCCGCGGATCGTCGGGGTCGATACCATGAACACCTTGCGCCGATGCGCGAAGGTGGTGGTCCGGGCTTCGGCCAGCGTGACCGGGTCGCCCTCTTCGTCGGCCGAGGCCGGATAGGCATCGACCTCGTCGAGAAACACGTAACGCGCGGGCATGGAGCGCAGGCCGGTGGCGCTGTTCGCCCCGGTGAGCACGAGGATGCCGCCGGGAAATTCCTTAGACAGCATCGAATTGCCCGCGTCCCGCGACCGGGCGGGCCTGACGCGCTCCTTCAGTGCCGCGCTGTCCTCGATCAGCGGGTCGATCCGGCCCCGAGAGCTGCGCTTGGCCATCTCGACGGTGGGCAACACTGCCAGCATCGGCCCCGGCGCGTGGTGGATCACGAACCCGATCCAGTTGTTGCCGGCCTCGGTCGCGCCGACCTGTGCGGCCTTCATGAACGAGATCCGCTGTGCGGGATGCCCGGGCGAGAGCGCATCCATGATGGCGCGCAGGTAGGGCGTGCGCACGGTGCGGTACCGGCCCGGTTCGGCCGAGGCGCGCGAGGACAGCCAGCGATGCGCATCCGCCCATCCGGACACCGTCAGATCCGGATCGGGACGCACGCCGCGGCGCCAGGCGCGCAGGATGTCCTCGGCCCCTTCAAAGCCAAGATCGAGGTCGGTGGTCAAGTCGCTTTCGGTCAGGCCGTGATCATCACCCTCATCATTCAAGCGAGACCCGGAGGTCTGCGAGGGCGGCGAGCTGCTCTCGGACATGGGCTTCCAGCACCCTCTGCAGGATCGCCGTCTCGATCGTCACGGCCTCTCCCGATGCGGCCTCCATCTCTGCGGCCAGTTGCGCGGCCATCAAGGCGGCCACGCGGGTGGGCCAGGTCACCCAGACGTCGCGCTCCTGCCGCGCGAGGCGGAACACCAGCGTCTCGGCGCGGGCCCGATCCACCAGAACGCCCTTCATGCGCTGGATCGACAGCTGCCGCTCCTGCGCCTGGTAGACCGTCAGCGCCGTGCGGGCCTTCAGGTACGAGGCGCTGTCGCCGGGGCCGGAGACCGCGCTGGTCGCGCCATTACCGCCGCCGCCGGTGCCAACCCCGCCCTGCGCGCGCATCTGCTGGTCGGGATCGGTCGTCTCTGCCCGCCGCGCATCCGAGGCCGCGGCGTTGATCGAGCCATCCGGGTAAAGCACCAGCCGCCCCGTCTTGCGCGCCTTCTGAACGGCCCCGCGCGACAGCCCGGACCGGGCGGCGTAGGCACGCTCAGACAGACCTTCCATGATCCAATGCGCTCCCTTAGAGCATTGAATTTAAACGGTTACGATCGTCTAATTCAGTTGATTACGTTCCGGATCGGAGCGATTCTCGGACCAGGACAACACAGCCTGATCGGAGACACGCCCATGACCATCGCCCAACGCTACAACACCGAGGCCACCCGCCTGCTGCCGCACATGGCGGAAGATCTGGCAGTCGATCCCGCGATCACCACCGCAAACGACATAGACGAGATCGTTTTCCGCCGCAGCGAATTTCTCGGCGGGATGGCCTGCGCGATCCTCGCCATGCTCGAACAGCAGGATGGAGACACCGCATGACCGCCATGACCACCATCCGCATCGATCACGACACGCTGCCCGACCCTTTGAGTCGCAAAAGCCCCGACGCCGTCGCCGAAGCCATCGAGACCGCGCTGCGCGACGCCGACATCACCGCCGAGGCGTCGGACGTGATCTCGCATATCAAGATCGAACTGCCTACCAGTCAGCTTGCCGCTACCAGCACCGTGCTAGCGGGGATGGGACTGATCTGATCGGATGAGCAGAACGCAATCTTATGATCCTGATTTGCCTACACTTTTCGACCCGCCAGAGCGATTGTGATGACACGGAAACGATGCAACTCACCCAACGGAGCCACACAATGACCAGCCTGAACCCGCAAACCACGCCCCGCCACGAACTGCGTGCCGAGAAGGCCCGGCGCAACAAGGAAGCCGCGCTCGCCGCCTTCGTCGCAAGGAAAGCTGAGATCGACGCGCGGCTCGCCCGCCTTCAGGCGCTCAGCGACGATCATTTCAACTGCCACCCCGACGAGGTGGGTTGGGCCATGGTCGGCACCCTCGAACACTACAACGGCCTGCTCAAGCGTATCACCGACAGCGCCTTCGGCGAGGGCGAGTACACAAAGTAACCCTTCCGGCTACCGGAGCAGGCTACGGCCCGCCATCATGGCGGGCTTGGCCCCGTAGAAGGCCGCGCAATCCCGCGCCGCCCTGTCAGCACCGGAGGTCCTCATGCCCAAACTCACCGATACCCAGACCATCGTTCTCAGCGCCGGAGCCCAGCGCCCCGACAACATCGCAATGCCGCTCCCCAAGGGACTGCATGGTGCCGCCGCAAAGAAGTCTGTCGCCGCGATGATCGCGCGCGGCTGGCTCGAAGAGGTCGAGGCCGACCTGCGCCGCGGTGATCCGCTCTGGCGCGAGACCGGCGATGGTAATGGCACTACGCTGATCGTGACCGAGGCGGGGCTCGGGGCCATTGAGATCGAGCCGGTGGTCGCGAAAACCACAAGCGGACCGCGCAAGGCGAAGCCGGATCCCGAGGATGTGCCAGCATCTTCACCGTGCTCGCGGGCGCCGGTGCCGGTGCCGGTGCCGGTGCCGGTGAAGATCCGCAGCGGCACCAAGCAGGCGCAAATCATCGCGCTGCTGCAGCGCCCCGAGGGGGCCAGCATCGCCGAGATCGTCGAGGTGACGGGCTGGCAGGCTCATTCGGCGAGAGGTGTGATTTCCGGGGCGCTGAAGAAGAAGCTAGGCTTGCCCGTCACATCGGAGAAGGTTGACGGGCGTGGCACGGTCTATCATCTCGATCGGGCAGGCTGATGCCGCGTTTCAGTGTTCAGATCAGCCGAGACGTCATTGAGAGCACCATTTTCACCGTCGACGTCTGCGATGCGGATGTGGCGAAAACCGCCTCCTTTGTCGCGCTTGCAGCCAGCGGGGGTGCCGTCTGGTGTCTGGGGCAGGAAGTTCTGCAGAACCATCCTAGCCCGGCCTTGCATCGGTTATCTCAACACAATCAGATCATTTCGGACGCCCGTGGTTGCCAGAACGGTTCATGATGGAGTGGCACAGCTCGACGGTCTAGGCCGACCAGAACAACGTCTGTCCGGGGCTGCCGGGCCAAATCATCTCGTCACGCATCTTGTGCGCCCAGACGAACGACAAACCCGAGGTCGCCCGGCCAGCCGCAATGGCGTCCGTTTCGGTTTCGGCGACCACATAACCCCATCGGCAACCGATGCGCTCGTCGTCCCGGCAGGCTTCAAGTTTCCAGATCTGCATAATGAAATGAGTATATCCGATCAAAGTTAACCAAGCCTTAACCCGCGCTCTCACCGCTTGAAGACGAAGTCGCGGTGGAATGCCAGATAGGGCAGCTGCTCGGCCCTGAAGGGGCCATAGTTGCCTTCGGGCTCGATCCACCAGAGGATAAGCGTATCGGCATCGGCCTCCGGCGACACCAACAGTGCGCCATCATCAGTAAAGCTGATGAAGCCCTGATCGAACAGATGGTCGATATGCGGGCTCAGCAGCAGCCCATTGTTGCCATCGAGCTTTTCAAAGGTCGTTGAGGCGCGCCAGGGCTTGATGTGGCTGGCGCGAAGATGGCGCCGGTTGGCCACGTCGGTGATCCGGCAAGCCTTTTCGAAGCCTTCAAGGTTCTTTCGGTAGATGCCTTGTCCGCGGCGCGATTTGACGAGCTGAAGCTTCTCGGTCTCGTCCAGGTCGGTGCGATTGCGCAGTTCCTGTTCGACCTGCTCTTCGGACGCCTCGATCGTCTCGATCTGGTGAGCCGGCTCGACCGTTGCGCCACGATCAATCTCCGCCCAACGAGGACCTAGCAGGTCAATCACCGCCTGGGCCATCTCAACCGGAACGGCGGCAAGATATGCCCCCTGGTTTCCGTTACCATCGGACCGGATGGGGGAGTATTTCTTGGGGAGGGTCGGAGCGAGGACATCCATGTGATCCTTTGGGCGTAGCGGCGTGCTCAGGCGGGTGAACTCCACGGGAACGCGCCAGCCCTCGCTGCCCCAGGCATCGCCGGCAGCGCCGAATTCACCTGGCTTTGGCGCGAGGATCGCGGGGGCGGAACAGATGCCGACGGCCTTGATCTCACCTCCGGCGAAGGCGAACACGACATCACCGGGCCGCACCCGCTTCATGTTCTCGTAAAACTCGTTGAGGCCCCCGTCGCTCCGCTCGGTCGGCGACCACAGATAGTTGCCGCCAATCTCGTGGGTGTAGGTCTGCTTGTTGTTGACCCACCAGAAGGCGAATCCCTCCGGAGAAACGTTGCCCAGGGAGGACGGAACAGGCGGCACCGCGGAGAACTGAACCTGAAATCCTAGGCCTCGCAGGGCCTGCGCAACGGTCGCGTCGCCACCGTTAAACTTCTTAGCCACTAGCGGGAGACGATCGCCACCCGAATAGCCATGCGCAACGCCGACGATCGCTTTTGAGTCGTAGAGCTTGCCGTCATGAAAAAGGAAGTACGCCCGCGACCGCCCGAAGCCATATTTCTGAAGGAACGCGTCACGACTTAGCTGGTCGAACTCCTCAATGGCAAGCAGAACCGCCGGCCGATCGATGTCTGAAAGCGCCAAG